GACCAGAAGCTTCATTTTTATAATCTTCCCTTTTTGCATAAAATGGAAGAATTGGTTTGCCCCAACGTGATAAAAAAACTACAGAAGGATGAAAGAGTATCTACTTATCCTGTTAATTTTTGTAGAGGTATGAGTTGGAATTCTAAATGTTTGATATTTGATGAATGCCAAAATAGCACCCTCAAGGAAATAGTAACAGTATTAACTAGATTGGGTATGGGCTCTAAGTGCTTTGTTTTAGCTGACCCCGCTCAGACAGACTTAAAGAATGGACATAGAGGAGGGTTCGAAAGAATAGAAAGTTTATTCACAGATAAAGAAAGCGCTAAGTTTGGAATAAACACTTTCGAGTTTACAGAAAAAGATGTAGTAAGATCAGAGCTAGTTAAATTTTTAGTAACTAAATTTAAAGACTTAACCACTATACCTACTTAACATGACCGCTCCATTCTTTTGAGGGTTCTGTCGTTACTGTTTGTCTCCAGCCTTCTTTGTGAAGGATATTTGTTACGGAGCCGCAGAATCTTCTGACCTCTTTCTCTGGTATATCCCAGAAAAAAGCATGCATCATTTCTTCTATCATAACTGCCATTTCTCTTTTTGGCGTTAAGTCTGGGGCTATGTGTATTTTGGGTCCTCGGTAATCAGGTGGATCACAGAGTCCGTCAGCGTTGTAGCTGTAATGGGGTTTCTTTTTGTATATCTTATACCGGACCCCTTGGTTATTTGTGAACGTATGCATTATATTTTTTATCCAAAAAAGGATTTAGATGTAATAACTATTACACAAACTAAATGTCCTTTTAAGGTTATGAGCAAATACATCAAAAAAAGCTACTGCAAAAATTGCGGTGCATCGAACGACTGGATTAATGACGAAAAGACGCATTTGTTAGAAAAGCCTAAGTTTTGCGGCTCTTGCGGATGTAATTTAACTACAGGAAAAAAACCTAAACAAAAGAAAGAAGTCGCAACTGAAGCTAAAAGAAAAAAACCGAAACCCACCATTTCTCAAGATATACCTCCCTTAGAGCTTGATGAAGAGCACTGCTTTTTCTCTAACTCGAACAGTCAACCGCTGGGTAAACTTGTGGAACCTATAGAAAAAGAAGAACCAGAAATAGACCCAAAGGATGGCTAATAAAAAATTCGAAAATTATATTAAGGAAATAGACGAAGAGATCAGAAAAAGGAAGGGTAAGTGGACCCTGACGTCTATAGCTTGGATGGACTACGAGGATATATCTCAAATACTCAAAATTCATATATTTAAAAAATGGCATTTATTTGACCAGAGTAAGCCTTTACTTCCTTGGCTAAACAGGATAATATCTAATCAGCTTAAAAATTTAGTAAGAAACAATTATAGCAATTATTGCAAACCGTGCCTTAGGTGCGCTGCTGCCGAGCCGGATTCAAGTTGCGTTATTTACGGGAGCCAAGATCAGCGCTGTCCACTGTACAAACAATGGATGGCAAAAAAGAAATCAGCTTATGACGTTAAGATGGCCCTGCCTTTAGAGAACCACGCTAATGAAGTAAACGAAGCTTTGGCTTGTTCCTCCAACATAGAAGAAGGAATAAAAAAACTTCATAGTAAATTAAGAAAAGTTCTCAAAACAAGTGAGTGGATAGTTTACGAAGGTTTCTACATAAAAAATAAATCGGAAGCAGAGATAGCAAGAGAGTTGAATTTTAAAACCACAGAAAAAAATAGAACTCCGGGCTACAAACAAATTAGAAATATTCAAAAATCTATTATATCCAAAGCTAAGAAAATTTTAGCGAAAGACGATCTAGATTGGATGTGAAATAACAATGGAGGACTTAGTTTTAACAGAAGAACAGAAGAGCGCTCTCGTTCAGGCTAAAAATGCTTTCATAGGAGGAGAAGCTGTGGATATGTCCTTAATGCATCTTATACAAGATGTTGCCGGGTTTAGGGGTAGAGATGGCAGAAGTAAGGAAGGTAGAGCCGTGAAGGCTTTCCTTAGTGAAATAGATTTCAACGCTATACCTTCTAGCGAATACCAAAAAGTAGACAAACCAGAGCTCACAGAAGACCATAAAGAATTTATCAGGAATAATAGAGGTACGATGAAATATGTCGAGATGTCTCGAATATTATTTACCGACGATAAATTAACTAGCTTGAGCGCAGAAACGAGGATGGTTACTGAATACTGTAAATCTCTAGAAGGGGATAGTTTCGAAGACCCTGTGGTGACTCCAACTTTTGAATACAAACCCCCAAAACACCCAGATAGAGTCCTGAGTAAAATAAATAAATATATTCTAGATAGCGGGATAGACAAAGAGAAGGTCACTCCGAAACAAAAGAAAAGTATAGAGAAGTTAATGGGGTACTTGCATACTTTCAGGTTTGTCCATCAGATAAGTAATTATAACCACGAAACAGATAGGGAACTTTTCGAATCTTCTTTTGTTAGGTATACTTACGACAAGCCCGACCTAACACAAGAGGAAGTTGACCAATATATAGTTCTTTCCGGGGAGGTTGTTATAGCATCGAATATTCAAAGAAGAGTGGGTAGGCTTCAGAATCTATTAGACGAAACAGCGATGGATAACGAAGGACGAAGAATATCTATGAGTTTAGTAGAGGCCATAAGTACAGCTCAGAACGAATATAATTCATGCGTTAATAGACAGCATAAACTATTAAGCGACTTAAAACAAAAAAGAAGCGACAGATTAAGTAAGCAAGTGCAGGACAACGCAAGTATTTTAAACTTAGTTGAGACTTGGAAAGATGAAGAAGGAAGAAGGGAGCTAATTAGAATAGCTGAATTAAGAAAGAAAGTAGTCAAAGATGAGGTAACAAAACTTTCGACAATGGATGACGTTAAAGCTAGAATATTAGGCATATCAGAAGAGGAGGCTTTAAATGGCTGAGCTAATATGCAAAATAGATGGAGCTAAGTTCGAAACAGAAAAAGAACTCCATAGATACTTACGTAAATTCAAAATGAGGATGGCGGAGTATTATCAAAAATTTTACCCTAGAAGAGATCTACTCACCGGAGAATTAATTAAATTTAAGAATAAAAATTATTATTTTTCTAACCACTTTAACTCTAGGGTTAATATGAAAAAGTGGCTAAAAGAAACCTCAAAAGAAGAGGCTAAAAGCTTTTGTATTAAAATTATAGAAGAAAGAAAAGAGAGGAGGAATTTAATATATTCTCCTACCCAAGTTGAAATGCGTTGCACTATGATGCCCCCTATTCACTATTACCAAGAACTGTTTGGCGATTTTTACGAACTATGTTCGGAGCTTAATCTAAAACCTAGGTTTAGTAGATTTCCCAATAAAGAAATAAAAGAAGAAATAGAGGAAGGCTACGAAATAGTAGTTGACACAAGAGAACAAAAACCTCTTAATATAAATTATGGAACAAGGCGAGAGGGACTAAAGTTTGCTGACTACTGGCTCGACAAAGAAGACAATAAGTGTTACGTGGAGAGGAAAGAGACCAAAGATTTTATAGGTACATTTACGGGAGGTTGCGATAGGTTCTCCAGAGAACTAGAAAGGGCGGATGAGCAGGGAGCTTATGTGGTTGTGGTTGTGGAAAACTCATTAGACAATATGATGAAATTCAACTACCTTAAATACGTTACTAAAAAAGTACAAGTTACTCCGGAGTATGTCATGAGAAACGTTAGAGACATAATCCAAAAACACGAGAACGTACAATTTTTATTCGCAAAGGGCAGAACCGAGGCTACCAGAGTAACAAGAAAACTATTCTTCTCTGGCTCTGTGTACAAGGATATGGATTTGCAATTAGCCTATGATTTAAAATTATTTTAACGAATGTGGTTTTGTCCTGAAAAATATGAAGTAGAAACAAAGAACGTAAACTCTAGACTAGCTAAGCTGGAGGGTTATCTAGAGGACAAAGAAGCAAAAATTTCTTTATCAGAGTTTCTTAGGAACAACTTATATTTTACCACTTACCTTCTAAGTGGGATAAAGTTAGCACCTTTTCAAGAAATAACTTTAAGGGCTTTGTTTAACAGAAATTTCAGTATGTGCGTATGGGGTCGAGGCTGTGGTAAAAGTTTTATAGCTGCGGTCTACTGTTTTCTTCAATGTATTTTCGAGCCTAATACGAAGATACTTATAGCTGGCCCAACTTTTCGTACCGCAAGATTTATTTTTAATAATATAGAAAAAATAGTGGAAACTAAAGAGGCTGCTTTATTAGCTCAAGCTTTTGGGGCTAAGGTAAAGAGGAACGATCAATACGAATGGAAGATTAATGGCGGAACCATAACCGCTATACCCTTAAGTGGAGAAAAGATTCGTGGCTTTAGAGCTAACGTACTTGTGCTTGACGAGTATCTATTATTACCTGAAGACATCATTAAGAATGTTTTGATGCCTTTCTTGGTAGCTCCTCAGGACATGACAAGGAGAATGCAGGTTAAGGAAATAGAGGATGAGTTAATACAGAAAGGAGCAATGCAAGAAAAGGATAGGACAAAATTTGAAAACACTTCTAAAATGATAGCTCTATCTTCTGCTAGTTACACTTTTGAAAATTTATATAAAACTTACCAAGAATGGATAAGCAAAATACAAGACAAAGAAAGTAATATAGAAGCTAAATACTTTGTATCTCAAATGGGGTACGAATCTTTACCTGAAGAGATGATAGATAGGACTATTATTGATGAAGCCTCAGAGGGAGGCTCTTCTCATTATTCTTTTCAGCGAGAGTATTGTGCTCAATTCACAGATGGGAGCGATAGTTACTTTAGTGCAAAAAAAATGGACGCCTGCACCCTAAAGGGAGACGAGGAACCAAGTACGCTTCTGGTTGGTAGGGGAGGGAAAAGATACGTCTTAGGCATTGACCCTAATATGAGCGATAGCCCTTCTGCGGATTATTTTGCAATAGCTGTTATGGAGATAGATGATGAAACCGGCTTAGGGACCTTGGTTCATTCGTACGCTGGTTTAGGTAATTTAAGCAATCATGTTAAATATTTAGCTTATTTATTTCAAGCATTTAATATTGTATTTGTTTGTTTGGATAATGCTGGTTCTGATGTTTTTCTTGATGCTTGCAATGAGTCCCAGTATTTTAAAGACATACGGACTGAACTAAAAACCATCCCTCTTAATTCTGATGCGGAAGGGTTAGAGTATCAAAAATCTCTGAAGCTAGCGAAAATAAAATACAATTCAGAAAATAATCAAATTTGCTATAATCAGGTATTTACAACTACATTCATTCGTCGGGCTAACGAGTATCTTCAAGCTTGTATAGATTATAAGAAAATTTTGTTTGCTTCGAGGACTGCCTCGAACGAAACCTTTTTCAACAAGACGACTGCTCTTCGACTACCTTCACCTAGGAAAATAATTTTCACCGGAGACAGAAAAGATTGGAGTATGTTAGATTTAATAGAGCATCAGGATGATATGATTTACCAAACAAAAAAGCAATGCAGCCTAGTAGAGCATAAAGCTACAGCACGAGGAGCCCAGAATTTTGACTTACCCCAACATCTAAAGAGATCCAATTCACCCAATAAAGCTAGAAAAGATAATTATTCAGCATTAATGTTAGCAAATTGGGGTCTTAAGCTGTATAACGACATAACTAACACGAAAACTAACGATAATAAGGACACTTTTGAGCCTGTTATGTTTTTTTAAGTGTAATTAAAGTCAAATAAGAGCTTATGCCTTTTCAAATAGCAACTGGTCAAGTAGATACTGAGAATTTTAGAAAATTTTTCAACAAAAAGCTTTCGGGTTCGACTTCATATACGTCAGGGTTCTATTCTCACGATAACGTATCTGGCTTTTTATCCCTAAGCCAAGGAGGTCCTTCGTCATTTACCGGTTATAGCGGCAATATGATGAGCAGAGTCTCTGGTTTAAACAGTAGTGTATCTGGAGCTCTAGACACAAGTGGCCAACTTTTACTAAGCAAAAGTACAGGTGTCTCTGGGCACGCAGAAGACTTTACGGTTGCGGCTAGTGGGTTTCTTTCTGGCGAGATCAACAAAGTTTCGGGGCAGTTTTCTTCTACTAGCGGCGAATTTTTAAAGTCTGGTAGTTTAATGCATACTGGTTCGGGGGATTTTTCTGTTACGGCATCTACCGGGGCTTTAGCTTATTCATCTGGGTATAATGATAGCCCTCAAGGACTTTTTGTTGCAACAGGCGACACTACTTATAAAGCTAGCTGGATGAAACTTGCTGGTTATCCTGAGATGACTGGGTTTGTCTCAGCCTCTAGTGGAGATATTAAAAGCAGTATCGCAGCTACAGGGTCTAACTTAAAAGCTTCTATCGAAAATATACAATCGGATTCATCTACAGTTTTTTCTGCTCAAAAAACTTTCAATTCAGGCATTAAGACAGAAAAGGTTTCTTTAGGGGCTGATGGTGTTACCCTTAGGACCAATTCTAACAAGTCTGTGACTTTTGATGATGCTAGTGGAGCTTTGCTGACGTTAACTCCGGGATACGGGACTGAGGCTCCAGTATTTTCTGTTACTGATAAAGCTGGATTACCTTTGGTAGATGTATTTGACGATGATAGAATAAACCTTGGGCCTTACGGAAAAAACCCTCTAAACTTAAGTGGGGACAAAGTTTCTTTAGGTAATTACAAATCTTATTTTAGTGGCTCTAATATTCATTTAAGTGGAGACCTTACGGTTAACGATATAATGACCGTAAGTGGAAGAGATGGGGGTTATATGATCTTGAACGGATTACCTAATTACCCTAATACTGGTGGCTTAGCAGACGGAACACTTTTCGTAAGTGGTGGCACCGCAGGAAAAGGCAGATACCTAATGGTAATATAAAATGACAAAGAAAAATAACAACAATAAAGAAGTCCAACCAATGATGACAAGCTTCGCTTCATCCCCATACACAACTACGAATCAATCAAGTAGAACGAGGAGGAATGTTGGTGGTCAAATAGAGAGGACAAATAGGTTTGAGAATATTGACAATGGGTTAATACCTTTTAAATATTCAAAGGGAGTAAATAATAAAAGCTCCCTTAACGTAAAAGACGCTGTTGTTCTTTGCCAGAAGGCTTATTATAATTTTTCTGTATTTAGGAATATTATAGATCTAATGACCGAGTTCTCCTCTACTAATATTTATTTTACAGGAGGAAGCAAAAAGTCAAGAGACTTCTTAGAAGCTCTATTTAAGAAAATTGATATGCAAAGTTTTCTTGATAAATTCTTTAGGGAGTATTACAGGTCTGGAAACGTTTTTATTCATAGGTTTGATACAAAAATTCAGCCAGACGATTTAAAAAGGATAACTCAAACTTATGGAACTTCTTCTCTCGTAAGCGCAGCAGAAGGAGGAACTCTTCCTTCGAGATATATAATTCTTAATCCAGCTGATATTCAAATGGGCGGGAATATATCTTTCTTTTCTGGAACGTACTATAAAGTATTAAGCGATTACGAGTTGGAAAGATTAAAGAACCCCAAAACAGAAGAAGATAAAGAAGTATACGATTCGCTTGATGAAGATACAAAGAAAGCTCTTAAGCAACGAAATATTGGGATGATTAGTATAAAATTAGACCAAGAAAAGGTTATCCCAGTTTTTTACAAGAAACAAGATTACGAGCCTTTTTCTGTTCCTATGGGTTTCCCTGTTTTAGAGGATATTAATTGGAAAGCTGAAATGAAAAAGATGGATATGGCTATTACGCGGACGACAAACCAAGCCATTCTATTAATCACCATGGGATCGGAGCTGAAGGATGGAAGCTTGAACGTAAACCAAAGAAGCATAGAGACTATGCAAAAACTTTTTGAAAATCAATCAGTTGGAAAAGTTTTAGTATCCGATTATACAACTACAGCAAAATTTGTTATACCAGATATAGCTAACATCCTAGATCCCAAAAAATACCAAGTAGTTAATCAAGACATACAAATGGGATTAAATAATATTTTGATAGGTGAGGAAAAATTTGCTAATACGAGTATCAAGGTTCAGGTCTTTATAGAAAGATTAAAACAAGGTAGGGACGCTTTTATAAATCAATTTTTAGCCCCGGAAATAAAAAGAGTTTGCAAATCTTTAGGTTTTAAGAATTACCCTGAACCTAATTTTCAAGAGATAGAGCTTAAAGATAAGACGACTTGGAATAGAGTCGTAGCTCAGCTGCTTCAATACGGAATTCTAACAGCTGACGAAGGCTTGGAAGCTATCGAATCTGGTAGATTACCAGAGCCAGAAGAATCCATAGAGTCTCAAAAGAAATTTAAAGAATTAAAAGACGAAGGTTATTATACCCCGCTTATAGGTGGAGGAAACCAAAAAGAAGAAGAGGGTAGACCGGGAGGAAGCAAGTCTCCTCAGACAACTAAAAAAGTTTCTCCAGTGGGGGAAAACACGACAGGTGGAGAAAAATTTAGTGTAGAAAGAATTAAGGAAAATTTATTGTTAGCTCAGAAACTGGAGTCTGAAGTTCAGGAACAGTTAAAGGCGAAATACGATAACAAAAGAGTCACTAATAAAATTAGAAATATTTCAGATGATATTTGTCGAGTAGTAATGGCTAATGAATCACCAGAAGAATGGATAGAAAAAGCGGCAGATTATATTGTTAATCCTATTGATACTAATCATAACAAAGTCAAAGAGATTCAATCCATAGCATGTAAACATCAGTTAGATGATTATTTAGCAAGTATTTTATATGTTAGCAAAATTTAAGAAATATGAGTGAAAATACAGACAACATACAGGATGTAAGCCAGTATATGGGAGCGGATAGTGTGGATGTAATGATCCCCGACATACCGCTTCCGCCAGAACCTGAGGAGAAGGCAGAAGAAATTGAAGATAAAGTAGATGGAGCGTTTAAGTTTGCTTTTATCGGTGCCGGTCAAGGAGGATCTAGGATAGCTGAAACTTTCCATAAGTTGGGTTACAGGAAGGTGGGTATAGTCAACACAGCCCAACAAGACCTAAATAGTGTTAACGTAGAAAACAAACTTTGTATAGGCTCTGGGGGAGCTGGCAAAGACAGATCGGTAGCTGGAAAATGTTTTGCGGAAAGAAGGGACGATGTTTTAGATTTTATGCGTCGATCTTTTGGTAATGATGTAGACAGGGTATTTGTCTGTGCTGGGGCTGGGGGAGGTTCAGGAGCGGGGACTTTAGTTCCTTTAGTTGAAACCTGTCAGGAGCTCCACGAAGCTATTGGTGCGGACAGTAAAAAAGTTGGCGTCATTTTAGCTTTACCAAAATATTCAGAAGGCAGAAAAGTTAACGCTAATGCTTACGAAACACTCAAAGATGCATGTGATTTGGTCGAAAAGGGTATAGTTTCTCCTTTAGTGATTATAGATAACGAAAAGACTAGTAAGATATATTCTAACGTATCTGTTGCTAATTTTTGGCAGACAGCTAATATGAGTATGGCTGGAGTTTTTCATTTATTTAATATGACTGCTTCTAAAGACAGTTCTTATTCATCTTTTGATTCTAGCGATTATAAAAATGTTTTAGATTCTGGTATTGTGGTTTTCGGGGCTACGCCAGTTCAGGACTGGAAAGATCCAATCAATATTTCCAGAGCTGTAAGAAGCATAGCTCAAAGTGGTAGCATGTCAGGAGGCATAGATATTTCTACCGCTAATACGGCAGGAGCGATTCTAATTGGAGGTAAAGAGGTTCTCGATAATGTTCCTCAGTCTAATTTAGATCAAGCTTTCGACCAGCTAACCAGAATATTGAGTTCCGGCAGCGTGGTCCATAGGGGTATATATAGTGGAGACAAGGAGAACCTTACTGTATTTACTATTATCGGAGGTATATCAACCCCTCAGGAAAAAATTAACGAACTAATGAAGTTGGGAGATGTAGAAAAGACCCCCTAAAAAAATATTTCTAAAAAACTAAAAAACAATGTAATTCAAGATATAAATAACAGGAGAAAATAAATTATGGCATCAACAGCACACATGTTCAACCTTAACACTGACGGGAGTAATCTTACTCAACTGACCAGTGGCACAAAACCGGGTAAAATTAAATTTATAGACGCAGCTGGCGCGACTAGCGCCGTTGTTAAGTCTGCTGCGCAAGTCGCATCAGCAGGTAAAGGCGGAAATATTACTGGTATCGTTATTCCCTTGAAGGGCGCTGCAATCGAAAAGGACATACCTGCCGGTTGGGGAGGTAGTAATTGGGATCCCAACACCCAGAATATTATCGGGGATCCGGGAGAGAGAAATTATCAATTAACTAGCGGTGATTTCTTTTGGTCCGATGGAACCGAGAAGCCCGGAGGCGCACAAAAATTAGTACTAGCTGTATTGGATTCAGCTTATGTTGCTTATAATTCAGGAGTAAGCCAAGGAAAAGGCCTTTCAAGTATGACTGTCACGAGAGGAGACTTAACCTTAAACAGTTCTAATGTTACCGGAATTTCAGGAATCGTTAATACTTATTCAAGGAACTATACAGTCAACTTCCAGTTTAAGCAGTCAGGTATGATCGCTAATGTCGATGCCGGTGGCAGCACATCAGCTCTTCCAGATATTGCGAATGACTTGGTTCAGGATGGCAATAACAACGACGGCCCGTTCTAATTTGGACTAATTCTGTTATTTTTAGAAACCCCTCAAGATTACCTTGGGGGGTTTTTGATTTTTTTTATAAGTTTTTTAAAAATAAGTGTATAATTATTTAGGTAATTTAATATGTCTTCGTTTACGAAAATGCAAGAGCTGGCCGTAGATTTATCTTCGAGCGGTATCAAATTTCAAAATGAAAGCGAAGCTATTGATCTAACAAAAGTTAGAGAGATAAAAGTTGAAGAAGTTAGGGATTCTTTATTGATAGAACTTTCTAATAAAATTGTAGCAATTTTAGAAGACAAATGTAAAAACCACAACGAAAATCACTCAAGAAAAGTTACTTTTTCTCAGCTTAGAGATGTTTATAAGGGGACATGGAGTTTAGGTATTTTGGAACAAGATAATTCTATTAACAAGATTGCTTTAGCTAGAGTTAACATGTTTTTAAAAATAGTAGGAGAAGGAAAAATTACAGACAGCTACCGCTCAACAGAAGCAAGCTTTATTGATGATAGAGATTTGGATATGTCCCCTAACTTTTATCCAGACGAAGAAGATTTTATTTTGGCGGAAGACGACGTAAGGAAGCATCGTTTAAATGATTATGATTATAGAGACGTTGATGACCTATATCTCGAAACCGAAGAGGAAATAAGAGCTCAAAGGGCAGATTGGCTTGATGAGATAATTGATTAAGGTTCGAATATGAAAGATAAATTAAAATATACTACAGTTTTTAGTTCTGAAATTAAACCGGTTGTTTCAGAGGAGAGAGATAAGTATTTAGCTTTGGCTTCTATGATTGAGGTCGCTAAGTTTGTTCCTGACGTAGACCCCGAGAAACAAGTAGATTTGTTGCCTATAGCTTTTAATGCTTTTGTTGCAAACAGAGTCAACAGAAATGGCGATGTAGTTGACACGGAGGCCGCTCTGGCATTTTATAAAGATTTTAAAAACAAACCTATCAATATAGAACATAACAGAGAGAGAGTTATCGGAACTATTCTTACCGCTGGGTTTTCTGAATTTGGTACAGATAAAGAACTAACAGAAGAAGAAGCTTCCGAGATGTCTGGGCCGTTCAATGTTACCCTAGGCGGGGTTATTTGGAAGATGGTTAACAAAGGCATAGCGGACCTAATAGAAGAATCGGCCGATCCTAGTAGTGAAGATTATATGAAAGTTAGTGCTAGTTGGGAGTTGGGTTTTACTGATTATCATTTGGTTATTTTAGAGGGAAGTGACAAAAACATAGAAAACGGAGTAGTTGTGGACGACGAGAAGGAAATAGCTGATTTAGAAAATAATCTAAGGGCTTTGGGAGGAGATGGTAAAACTGAAGATGGTATGTCTGTTTACAGAAAGGTTGTAGGAGATGTAATACCTTTAGGTATAGGTCTTACGGAAACTCCCGCTGCGGACGTCAAGGGCTTGGCTACAGATAAAACAGAGAAACTACAAGAAGATCAAGCAGCAGATCTATCCACGTCCCCAAAAGAAGAAAAGACTTTTGCTGAAGTAGATAAAACTTCACAAATAGAACAAGAAAATGTAATTATTCAAAACGAGGAAAAAATTATGAAGATAGAAAGTATTAAAGACATCACCGATGAATCTTTGAAGCAACTTTCTGCCTCGGTAGTTTCTGATTTTATCGAGTCGGAACTCAAGGAAGCTTCTGAGAAGTTTTCCGCCGAAAAATGCAAGGCAGACGAAGCTCTCAAGGAAGCTCAGGAGAAAATCGAAACCGTAACAACGGACTACGATAAAATGAAGGCAGAACTAGAATCTGTGACCGAAAAACTCGATACCCTTGAAAATGAAAAGAAGGAAAAAGAATCTGAGGAGTTATTCAATAAGAGAATGGCTTCCCTAGACGAAACTTTCTCTCTTGAAGATCAAGACAGAGAGGTTATCGCAGAGCAGGTTAAAGATCTCGACGAGGAAGGATGGGAGTCCTTTTCGAAGAGAATCGATGTTTTGCTGAGAGACAAGTCAAGAGAACTCTTGGCAAAGAAGGAAGCTGAAGCTGAAACTAAGGAAGAGGAGAAGGAAGAAGTGACGACAGAAGCCACTGAATCTAAAGCAACCGAAAACGTTGTCGATGAGGCAATTGATAAGGGAGAAGAGGATTCAGAGGTTGTGCCGACTTCAACTGTAGCCGCCGATGTTTCTGCTTACGATAAGTACAAGTCAGCTTTTAGTGTTGAACAATTTGATATTAATTATTAATACAAAAATTAGGAGAATATAAATTATGGCAGCAAATAACACACAAAGCTTGAGGCCTTTTAGGCAGCATGCTGAGACGGACGTCATTAACCTTTTCACCCTACAAGACGATGATGGAGACGTAGTGGCTTCTTATGCTGATCTTAAAGCCGATGGCGCTAAGATGAGTAAGGGAATCCTTGTTTCTGTTAAAGGCAATGGTTGGAAAAATACAGACGATCCTGTAAACAAAACTGGTATCGGTACCCCCGGTGCCGCGTACGCGAATACGACATCGTTTCGATATGGCGCAGCTGCGGCAGTCGAGCCTTACAAGGCAGGAGAAGAGCCTATCGGCATTACCCTTTGGGACGTCGCAGAAGTCGACGAAAATGGCGAAAAGCTTATCTACAATCCTCGGAAGGCCGCTGAAATGCAGGCTGTGGTGAGCGGTCAGGCAGTTCCAATCCTGACCAAGGGCATTATACTGTACAGTGGTTTGATGAGCGCGGATGCTCCCGCAGCTGGTGATCCAGTTTATGCTCACAAAACTCAAGGTGGGCAGTTGCATAAAGGCCTTCAGACAGATGCCCCGAGAGTAGGCACTGCTCTGGGCGCTGTTGACGCTAACGGGTATCAGCTTATTAAGATCGACCTCTAAAACAAGGAGAAAATATTATGAGACTTAAGTTAAAAAATACCCCAGAACAAGTTGAACTCATCAAAGCGATGGGTAACAAGAATCAAATAGTTGCTCGTGAAGCCTCTGAAGCTTTTGCGGCCTTTTTAGGCCCTGTGATTCAGAAGGTCTTGCAGCAGGCAGCTACAGCAGGCGCTATCTATACAGATGCTCCTTTCAATCAGGACGAGGGTGCAAGTTATCCTCTGGATCTTTACTACAATGAGAATAACCAAGGTTATGTCAGTGTTTGGTCCCAGAATGTTGCGGGTGGTCTTCCGACCTCACAAGACGTTTCTGCA